TTAGAGCCTCCAAATGGATTGTGCATGTTATTATTCCATGTACGACGAAGACGTTCTTTAATTGCTGATGCATTACTTGACCAACGTTTTAAAGAATACTGCCCATTAGGAAGTTTACTCCACATTACAAATTGCATACTGATATGATGCTTAGACATATCGGATACAAACTCATTTTGTATACGCTCAGGAGCTTTCTCAATGTTGTCTATAACAGACTGTAACCATGGGAGTTTATCTTTATATACTTCCAATGTATCAATCATTGTTACATAGTCGGCAGGTTTATTTGCCAAAATTTCATGCAGTGTATCATACACTACATCAAAAGGAATGATCTCAGGAAATCCTAAAGAACTTGTGATCAAATCTCCATTTTCATTTTTAGCTTCTACAAAACTAAAGAACTTGCGTAAGTCTGCACTAGCTGTAGCTTTAGAGTTAATTGTAAATGCCCACTCATCAGAGTAAACTAATTTCTCTAATCCTGCTGCTTGCTCACTATCGTTTAATTCTAAATCTTCTTTAACACTACCTGTAGTTAACAAACTCATGTATTGATTAGTAAGAGCTTTTGCTTTGTCAAACTGATCAATTACCATTTGTACTTTTTTAGCTTTATTAGGCAAGTTAGCTTCTTTATAAAGCTTTTGCATTTGCTTAAGACTTTCTAAATGCTTCTCAAAAATAGGAGCTGTTTCGATTCTACGAATGCCATCTACTTCTTTAGCATTTAATGCCTGTTGCATGATATCTGCAGCAAGGTAACTAATTAACGAGTATTGCTCGGTAGTTCCTAATCCATTTAATAACAGAGATCCTGCTTCTTCTTTGATGTCAGCAATACTTTCGGCTTCTAGGGCAGGAATACTTTCATCAATAGTTGTATCATCTTCTGGATCTGCATCATCAATAGTAGTACCGTCGATCTTGATAGTAATACCGTTAGCTAAAGTAGTTGTAGAAGAATTTTGTTTTGCTTTAGCAATAGCTAGTTTAAATGAATCAATAGCCATTTGTCTAGAAGCAAACCCTTGTTTAAGTAAGTCTTCTGTAGCAATTACATCGTTCTCAATATTATCTACAAAGCCTTCTAAATCTTTTAAAGGAATTCCTTGAGTTAAGATTTCTTCAGCATGTGATTCAATTAATGCTTGTCCTGTTAACTCTTCTACTTCTTCTGTAGCTGTAGAAGCAGGTAACAAAGGAGTTATTAGTTTATCATACTTGTTGTATATTTCTTCGTACTTAGCCAAAACATCTGGTGGCATAAGTTCTTTATTGATATCGCCTACTCCAAAAACTCTGTATTCTGCTATGTTTGGAATAGCTGCAAGCAATTCTATTTGTTCGTCTGTTCTTAATTGTGATACTTTAGATGCTTTAATTGCATCTGAAACACCTGTTAATCCTGCACTTAATGTATTTAATTTAGCAAGTGGATCTTCTTTTTCTAAAGCAGCTAGTTCTGCGTCATAAGTAGTATTAGGGTCTAATTCAACTTCTGCTGTAAATCTGTTTCCTTCTGAAACTTCCATTGTTGCAGTTGCTTCAGCTACAGTTGTTCCATCGTCTTTTTTTGCTATTCTGATTTCAGAAATTCCTACTACCTCAATTCCCTCAAATAAAGAGTTTTCATTAATAGTGTATTTACCTCCCAATGCTTTTTCTACAGGAATACCTGTAAGAGCATTATTTCTTTGAGAAGCATCTTTATCAGATCTATTAAAAGTAAATGTAGTTTTAATTACTCCATTTTTTTCTTCTGTATTAGAAAAATAGGTAAAAGTTCTACCTTTACCATCAGTTTCTGAAAATACTTCTTTTTCTCTATTAACTGTTCCCATTTGGGGAACACTTGGAGCAGGAGTAGGTGTTACAGTAATTGGTGGAGGAACTACTTTTGTAGTAGGTTGTGCTTTACGTTGTTTCTTTGTAGAATCAATACCTGCAAACTTAGTGTCAAATAACACAGTCGGTTGGATAGTGTATACCCATTCTGGCTTTTCTTCTGTACCAATGTTAGTTGACAACACGTTAGTAATGTGCGAGTCTTTTACATGTTGTAAATAAGTAACAGGCATCATCTCGCCATCAGCACTGGTTATAATAGCAGCATTTTTGTTTAATGCTAAGTTTTCTACTAGTACGTTGCTAAGTGAAAGTTCTAATACTCCACGAAGTTTGTCCATTCCTGCAATATTAGAACGAGTTCCTTTAACACCTTCAAAGTTTCTAGAAATACTTACAGTATATTTAGTAACTTGTTGATTAGTAGCTTTATCTACATAAGATCCCATAGCAACAATTGGTCTACCAAACTGAATCTCAGTTGCTTGACCTGCAGGTATAATACTAATAAGAGGTGTATTAGATTTTAATCTACTTTTTTGTCCACCTTGTAATAATATATTTTCTAATCCTTCAGCTTTTTCTGTAGGGAATACATAAGTAAATTGATTTACATATCTACGTAATCCTTCTGTCTCTAAGATATCTAATCCTGTTTCTTCTACAATAGCTTTAACTACTGGATTATTAGGATCATTAGTTAGGTGAGCTTCTATAGCAAACATAATAGAATCTACAACTTCTTTAGCAAGCTTTTGACGTTGTAGAGGAATTGCTAAGTATTCTGTAGGGCCTACTTGTACAATAGCATAAGGACGACCTTCTTGAGTTTTAGATTTATTAATAATAGTAGCACCTTTAAGTACTGCTTCATTTGGCAATTTAAACCCACCATCTTTTCCTGTAGCAATAATTAATTTGCTATCTGGCATCGCTTCAGCAACACTTACAGGTTTACCATCTGCGGTTTTGAAAAGTCTACCAAAGCTTTTGTAATCTACTTTTGATTTTGCTATACCTTTTTTGATAACTGCTTTGCGGATTTCAAAGTTTTTTAATCGATCTTCTTCAATTTCTTCAGGTGTAGCATTTAAATTTTCTTCTCGATACCATGCATTGTCATGTACATAGAATACTGGTTCACCATTTTCTAATGTAACTTTAATAGGAACCTCAGCAATGTATTCGTTTAACTCTGTTACAGGAACACCGTTTTGTGCAGCTATTTGTTGTAACTGCGAGTAACGTTTTGGCCAAGACATTGTAGCTCTTGTAGTAGAACTAGGGTCATACTTTTGTCCTTCGTACTCAGTGTCTACTGATAATACTAATTTAGTACCTGCTAGTAAATTATTGGGTCCTAAAACTTGTGGATTATCAATAGTATTAGTAAATTCCTCACGGTCAATAATACCTGAAGAGTCTGATTGATTAAATTCTCTAGATAAATATGCAGCTCTGTTGTATCCTTCTGAAGATCTGTCGTAATTAAAGATGAGGTTTCCTTGAGCATCTAATCCTACTAAGAAAGTTTTATCTTGTTGGATAAGAGATTCAGTAGCATTAATAACTTCATTTTCTACTGTTTCTGCTTCTTCCGATGGTATTGGAAGATCTGTAGGAAGAGTAGTTTCAAAATCTTTATTTTCTTGATTAATTTGTTCTTCTAAATCTTTGCCTTGAGTAAATACACTCATTGGATCAGATAAATCAGTTGTGTCTTCAATATCTTCACCATTAAGCATTTTAATACGATTAGCTAATTTATTACGTAATTCTGTTTTACGTTCTTGGCTAATCTCTGCTTCTTCTATTTCTTGTTCAATAGCTTCTTGATCTTCTTCAGTTGCTTGAGTAATTTTATTACCTATCTCTCCTGTAATTAAATCAATCTTTTTTTGTTTAGCAGCAGCAGCATTTTGGTTATTAATAACTTCTAATCTTTGTTTTGCTAAATTTTGAACAGTTTCATTTTCGGTTTGTGCGGCTAACTTTTCAATCTCTGGAATAGAAGTTGCGGCAAGAATAGCATCTTTAATAGCGCTCACTTTTGCAGCCTCTTCTTTCTGAGCAACTACTTTTTCTTGATAGCCTGCACTTGTAATTTCAGAAAACTCTTCCTGTAGACCATTTCTTAGTTTACTAACTTGATCGTATTGAGCTTTATAACCTTCGTGAACTTTATAAGCTTGAGTATTCTTAACTTCTTTTAAAAATTGTTTATAGATTTTTTTATTTTCTTCAGTTTCTCCTGGATTATTTTCAATGTCTGAAAGGCTGTAAGGAATGCTGCTTTCTCTTGTAAACTCTGTTCTATCTACTTCTTTACCTTCTTCTTTAATAATTCCCTCATGAGTGTGCTTAAATTTATATTTATCAGCAATCTCACGAACTTGTAGGCCGTAATCTATTTGAGAATTCTTAACTAAAGAATCTAAATTTTTTTCTTGGATAGCAACTCTATCAGCAGTAGCACGATTATAAAAGATCTCATCTACATTAGCGTAGCCTTCGTAGTTATTATAGATATCCTCTAATGCTGTTAATCTTTTAAGCGCTTCGTTAGCTTTAGCAATATATTCAGGACCTACTTCTGCAGGATCTCTTTGTGCTTCAGCTTTGTATAATTCTTCTAAAGTTTCTGTACTACCAGAACTAAAAGCTTTAAGTGCCTGATTTTCAAACATTTGTTCTTGCAAACGATTTACTTCTTCTACATCTCCTCTTCTATTTGCATCAAATAATTTTGCTTCGAAATCTTGTTGTTCTTTGATATTCATTAAAGCATCGGTAACTCTAACACCGCTTGCTTTCATATCTTGAATAACTTCTTGTTGCTTAGTATATCTTTCTCTTTCTTGAGTAAGCGCACTTGTTCTAGTACCATCTTCATTTTTGATACTACCTGGGCCATATTTAGAAGCACGCATTGCGCTTGTAATACCTGTTTGCCCCATACCTCCAATAGCACCAAGAAAAGCTGCTTCTGCACCTTCCATTGCATCGATGTCTTTGTAGCCTTGAGCCATGTAATCTTTTACACCTCTACCTCTTGCCTCACCTGCTTTTTGTGCATATAGGTTAATAAGTTCTTCTCCTGCTTCTTGAGTACCTTCTTTAATAATTTCTCCTCCTACTTTTCTTAAGCTTGGAGCTTTTAATAATTGTCTAGTAAATTTCTGAGGAGACAAGAAAGCACCTGCCGATGTAAGATTTAATAAAATGTTTGCTTTATTAATGTTCATCGTAGTAGCAGCTGCTTGTGATGCTTTCTTACGAGAGTCTTCGTAATTTATTCCTTTAGCTAAAGAATTTTCTAAAGTAGTATTGTATACTTGAGTAGCTTCTAATACAGCTTCTGATTGATTAAGCATTGTAGCGGTTGCTAATCTTGCTGTAGCTCCTTCAGCTATCTTAGCATTTTTAGCGCTTAGTATAGTTTTAGCTAATCCTCTAGCTAATCCTTTAGCTCCCATAGAAGCTAGTTTACCTGCTCCTGCACCCGTAGCAGCAAAAGAAGCTATTGATTCTACTAATCCTGAACCTCTTGCCATCCACCAAGCCCAATCGCCCATCTGCATAAACTTATCAGGACTATTTTCATAGATAGGTAACCATTCGTTATCTACTTTAGATTTAACGCTGTCTGCCCAATTTACAACATCATTAGTCGCTGCTGCTTCCGCATCAAAGTAACCTGGAATATTTATCATTGCCGAAGCACTGCTTAAAATTTGAGGCACTATATTTACTGCTACTCTACCAATAGCATTACCTGTTTGTTCCCAATTAGATTGGTTATTAGCGCGAATGTTGTTTAGATCTTCTGTACTAAATTGTCCACCACGAAGAGTTCCGTCTGCAACGTAATCTTTATATGGATCAAAATAATCTAAAGGTTTAATGTCGTAATCAGCTTCTTGCCCTTTATAAGCAGTATCGCTAGAGGTAGCAGCTTCTTGAATTTTCTGAGGATCATAAGCAGCACCAGATTCTACAGCCTTTTTAGATAAGCCTGATAGTATTTCGTTGTTTTTGATTTCCCCAGGACTTAATCCTTGTTTAGTATCGTTTGGCATTGTAGATCTTTTATGTAAAAGTATTAATTACTTTCCATTTATTTGCTGTGATATTAACACTTTTGCAGCGTTTACATCAGTCGAAGTAAATTCTTTACCATTTTCAGCAGCTAAGAATTGTGATCCTGTTGGACTATTAGCTCTTACTTTATAAACGTTAGTCCCTGTAGCACGGTCATATGCTTTTACAATTTCTAAACTAGTTCCTGCATAACCTGAAGGTACAGTTTCTAATACTATAGGAGGCTCACCTGCATTCACTCTAAAAGAATTTGCTTTAATAGGAGTTAATGTACTTCTAGTAGTTAAGTCATATAAAGCTCTTTGAGACATGTCATATGTCTCAGCAGATAATGAATTATCAAATCGAGTTGCTGCACTTTTATTTTTAATAAAAGTTAATAATTGCTCTTGGAATTCTTCTGTTCCTACTTTAGGTTTTACTAAAATAGTACTCTTAGTCATATCTCCATCAGCATTTTTATACTTAATAGGAACTTCGTAAAATACTTGATTACCGTTTACAACTAATTTAACAGATTGCTTACCTTCAAAATCAAATGAAGTACCTGCAGCTAAATTTCCTTTTTCGTCAAATCCTGGAGTATTTCCCCATGCTTTGCCGTTAGCTGGCATAAATGAAGTTAAATCTCCTACAGAGTTAAATCTAGCAGTTAATCCTTCGTCTACAGCTTTATCTCCTGCATAACGGTGAGACATTACTTGTCCTCCTTGATTAATTGCTTTTTGTTTTTGTGTAGCAATAATACCATCAAGCTCTTTGTTAATTCCTGCTACATCCATTTTATGCTCAAGACCATCTTGTAAAGATTTAAATCCATAAGCTTTTGCTAAGTTATTAGCAGACATTACATAGTCTGAGCCTTGTACTGCAACTCCTTGTTCATATTTAGTAGGACCTCCTGAACGTACTTGTACTACTCCAGATTTTACTAATTTATCTACAGTTGTATTCCAACGTTGTGCTAATTTTTCTACGTCGCTAGTAGTAACATTTACTTTTTGTGCAGCTACTACTTCAACGCTTTTCTTAAATTCTGGAGATGAATTTATATTATTATCAATAACTTCTAATTGATTCTTAGCATCACTGTATTTATTAAAATCATTTCCAGAGTTAGTAAAGATTTTATTTACGTATTGTTGAGCATCTGGAACTTTTAAAGCATTAAATACAGTAGTTGCATTTGCCATTGTAACTCCACTATTAAATCCTGCAGCTTTTGCTTTAGTGTAAAAATCTTTAGCATCCTTAGCAGCAACAGCAATATTAAATAATTTCATTTGACGTTCTCTTTGCTCTCCTGGGCTAGCTTCTAATCGTTTTCTGTCAGCTGAACCTTGTTCTCCTAATACAAATGTTCTTGCTGCACCTCCTGCTATATTATTAAATAATTTTAAACTAGGGTAAAGAGCTTGTCCTGCTTTAACTTTTTGTTGCGTTAAGTTACCTATTACTGGTAATGCACCATTTGGATCAAATGATCCTACTGCGTTTTTACCAAATGGGTCTCCTGCACCTCCGCCACCATCTTCTTTAGGAATATCACGGAACGTATAACTTGTTGAAGAATTGTTTATTGCAAAAATATCTCCTAATGCAGCAGCATCATATTGTTTGTTTAAGGCATCTCTTGTAAACAAATCTTTAATGACTTTGTCATCTGGATTATCCATCTGCTCACGTAAAAACTCTTTGTTCTTAATAGCATTTTTATAATCGTCAGTATCAGTTTTTTTAGCTTTTTCTAATGATTTAATATAAGCCTCGTTTGCATTATAATTTTTGGTTATTAATTCTGAAGCTAATTTTTGATAAGAAGCTCCCTCATCATTTGCATACCTGTAGTCTTTTAGATTATAATCTGCAACTTCATTTAACCAAGGTTTAAATCTATCTAATCCTCTAATATATTGTTCAACTTTTTGATCAATTTCTTGAGGACTTAATTTTTCAAATTCACTCTGAACGTACTTAGCATCTTGAGACGTAGGATCAATACCCATACTACTTAAAGCACCACTCCATTTTTTAGCTTTAATATCTCCAGCAACTTTGTATTTAAGATCGTCAAATTCTTTTTGTCTATCTGCTTCTCTACCTACTTTAGTTGTTACAGGATTATAAGTACCAGTAGGATTTACAGCATCTTGTCTAAAATTAGTTCCACCAACTTCTTCAGATTCAAACTTTCTTTTTTCATCTGCAACCCATTGTAAATATTGTTGCTTAGTTATTCCACCTTGTGATTCAGGCTTACCAACTCTTTCTATCTCTGCTTTATTTCTTTCTTCCCAAAGTTTATAGTTAGATTCTAAAGCTAATCGTTCAGGATCTTCGTTCCACAATCTTTGTAACTTTTTAATCTGTGTACCTGCTTGAGTATAGTTTTTACTCTCAGCAAGATTTTGTGCTATCTCATCTCTCTTATTACGATAGATTTCTTCTAATGCTTTAGCTTTTTCAGGGTCTTGTGCCCACTGTAAAGCAGTAGCTTTAACATCTGAATCCTCAATAACAGCTTTAGTTAAATCATATTTCTCTTGCATTTTTGCCAAAGGCTCTGCAAAAGCCATTAAGTTTAATGGCTTATATTGATATTGTAAGGGAGTATCCGATGGTGAAATTGGCATGATCTAGTTTTTTAAAATATTATTTCCCTGCTTTAGTACCTTTCTTAGCTTTTGCAGCTTTTTGCGCTTGCTCGAATAAACTAGAGTAATTAAATTTCTCTGCGTAATCAGGAGAAGTTAATTTAAGTAAAGCTTCCTGTAAAGATATTCCTTGCTCATTCTTAGCAATGTCTGCTAACTGACCTAAACCTTCTTGTAAAGATTTAGCTTTAGCAGCTTTAGCAGCATCGTTGTAAGTTTGTAATTTCATCTCAAGATCAAGATTACTTTTATCAATATCTCTGTTTGCTAAATCTGCTTTATATGCAGCATCTTTATCAAACATTTCTTTTTTAGTATATAAAGCATTAGTAGCTTCTTGTTTACTTGCTGCAACATTTGCCATGTTAGTTAAATAAGCTCCGCTACCTGGCGATGCATTTTTAATTGCTTGATTAGCTCCTGCGTATGCTCTACGAACCTCAGCTAACTGTGGATCAATATTCATTGTATATGGATCAATATTAGCTTTTTGAGCGTAGTCTTCATAGTTTAATAAGTTAGGTTTTCCAAAGATACCTCTTCCTATATTATAAGCAGCAGGTAATGCCATCATAGCACCTTCTAAAGGAGTTTGTTTAATTTCTCCAACACCTGGTTTAGCGCCTTGCTGAGCACTCATAGCTTGCATAGGATTTACTCTTTGTTGATAAGCTGCGTCAGTTTCTCCTGGAAGTCTATCCATACTTGATCCAGCAGCATCTTCACTTAAAGCAGCGTCGTATTCTTGTTGCGCTAAAAATGCGGCTTTTCTATTAGCAGGGGACTCTTCTATAAATTTTTGTTCAATAGCTAATTTAGCAGCTTCTACATCTTCAGGACTAAATTGTCCTTTTTCATCAGCAGATGCTCCAAAAGCTTCTAATACTAATGGATCATTAATAGCTTGTTCTAAAGTATAGTTAGCAACTATTCCATTAAGATTAAATGCTAAAGTAGGATTAATAGGATCTTCTCCTTCCATACCTCCACCCATTGCTAAAAAGTTTGCATATGGATTATCATTAGTAGGCATATTAAGTGGGCCTCCGTATTGAGTAATGTGATCAAGAGGTTGGTACATTGAGTAATTCATACGACCTCCATTAGCAAATGCATTAGCCGCAAAATTAGTTGCTTGGTTAATAAAAGGATTTTGTTTTGCAGTCATTAATTTATTAACTGCTTCGTTACCTTTAAATACTCCTGCTGCTTGTGTTGCTCCTTGAGGGCCCATAAAGCCTGCAATTGTTGATGCACCTTGGCCAATACCTCCAGCAATTTTATCAAACTGTTCTCCTGTACCTTTAATATTAGTAACACCAGAAGTTAATCCTTCTATACCTTCGTTAACTGCAGAAGATGTAGCTGCACCACCTGTAAGACCTGCACCTAATACTGCACCTCCTACATTACCAAAACCACGAATCATTTTGTCTTTCTCAACTTCTGATTCAGATCTTCCTCCCATACCTGCTAATTTATCAAAACCTTTATCGGTAAGAGTATCAGTAAGTCCGAAAGTAAGTGTGTCAAGTAATCCTTCTCCTACACCGTAAGCACCTGCACCAATACCGCGCATTACATTACCTCCTACAGCATACATATGTCCTCCTGCATCGTACATATAACCTCCGTTATTGTACATCTTACCTCCGCAATTAAATAAAGAGCCTCCGTAAGACATAGGCATTTGACCCATTTGTTGCATTTGTGCCATCATCGCAGGATCAATTTCTTGTTGAGGCATTCCAGCTGGCGGATTCATTTGCTCCTGCATCATACCTTGTTGCATTGCATTAGGATCCATCATAGGAGCTTGACCCATTTGTGGTTGAGCCATTTGTTGTTCTTGTCCAGGTACAGGCATATTTTGTGCTAACTCTGGATACTTAGAAGCAAACTCTGCGATGTCTTTATCTTTCTGCATCTCTTTTTGTTTTTCTTGAGCTTGCATTAGACTTTCTAAGTCACGTTGAATAGCTACTTGTTCAATAGTATCATTATCTCTACGTGAATTAGGACGATTAACTTTCTTAGAAACATCAGCAAATGTTTTGCCTACGTCACCTTTAGATAAACCAAACAAAGTTGCAGTCTCTTTATCAATTTTAATTTGATCAGAAAAGATGTAGTCGGCAGTGTTTAATTTAGTCTCACCTTCCTCTACTAAATTCATTTTACCATCAGGCGCCATTCCTTGTGGAATACCTCCTAAAGGACTTTCTTCGTGAGTACCTCCTTCATTAAACTCTGTCAACTGTCCTCCATCAGCAAAGCTGTTAGATCGAATCTTAGCTTGTACTTGTGGGGGTAAAGATCGGAAACCTTTATTATTAAAGCTTCCTCCGTTTGCGAAATTAATGTGGACTTGTCCACCTTTAGAATAGTTGTTCATTTCTTCAGTATTATTTTCAAATTCACCTATAGAAGGGTCGTAAGTCATTGGTGACATTCCAGGAGTAGGTCCTGCTGGTGGTAGATAAATATCATTAGCATCTGGCTGCCATTGTTTGTGTATAGGACTTGCATTTACTGGTTGACGCTCTCCCCATGCAGCACTATTACCCTCTTCATTAGGGATATATTCATGCTCTTCTGTTTCTTCAAAGTCTCCTCCTTCTCTAGGTTCTCTGTCAAGTGGGGGAAGATTTAATTTTCCAATATCAATTCCTCGCATTTTTTGTTGGAGATCCTTTAAAGGTACTCTAACACCTGCTTCTACACTTGCAGAAGGTCTAAATGTCATCGTATCAGTATTGACAGGGTTTATTTGTGTAGAGGTATTATTAGCCCAAGATTGTGTCCCTGATGATTCATTTGCGGATTTACCTTCTCCTGCTGCTCCTTGAAATTGAGCTTTTCCGTAAAGACTTAAAGGAGTTTTTTTTAAAAACTTTGGCTTCCATTCTCCTTCAGCTTGTACTCCGTAAATAAATCCTGTATTATTTTTATTACCAAAACCTACTCCTCCATAAGGAGTAATACTACCTGCTGCTGTTCCTGGGCGTAAAGCATCATTACGTCTTCTAGGATTTGAACCAAATTTTAAACCTCCTATAGCACCTACTCCTAATCCAGTTTTATTATTGTAATCTGCTGCTAATTCTACATAACCTTTGCCCTTATTAGAATTAGTTATGCCATCGTATTTTGCATGAAATCCTAGAGCTAATGGATTATCCGATAATCCAATGGCTGTAGGTACTACATTATTTTCAGGATCTATTGTAAAATTTGAAGCTAAATCAGAACCTTGTTCAAAATTTCCTATTTGCTGATTTCCATAAGGAAGTCCTACATCTCCTCCAATAGTCCATCTAGATTTTTTAGGACCGAAAGATTTTTCAAATCCTAAATTAGCAGTAGGCATTAAGTCGCCTGTTATAGTATTAGTACGGAAAGCATTAGAGTACAAACTAGCTCCTCTTAACATTTTATCTGGCGGCCATCCTCCCATTGATCCTCCTACTGCAAATGATTCTGTTCCTTCCTCTTCTTGAGGAGGATATTGTATTATCTCATTTCCTCCTTGTGTAGGTGGAATGAAAATATCATTAGCATCGGGTTGCCATCTTTTATGAATAGGGCTAGCGTTTACTTCACCACGTTTACCCCATGCTGCGCTATTACCTTCCTCATTTGGTATATAAGGTTGTTGTTCTAATGGATTATTTTCTTCATTTTCTTCAGCCTGCTCAATTAAATCAGACATATTATTTCTGCTAAATTTTGGAAGATCAATTTCATCCATTTTTTGCAAGGGCATTCTGTACCCTCCCTCAATAGAAAAATTAGGTCTCCACTTTATTCCAGGATTAGATGTACTACCAGTAGATACATTACTTTGAGTGCCGTCTGGATTTAGATTATTACCTTGATCAGGGGCTCCTATTGGAGATGCAAAATTAGCAGATAAATACCCATTGCCAGGTATTCCTAATTTATCTAAAAATCTAGGACGATATTCAGCGTCAGCTTTTAAACCCCAACCAAAACCACTTCCTTTAGTACTATTAAAAGTACCTCCTGTATAAGGTTCTAGCATTAATGAAGCATTATGTATTCCTCCTTTAACCTGTCCTTGACGATAATTTCCTTTTTGTATAGGAAATACACTACCTACTTTAGCTCCAAAACCTATACCTGTAGAAGGTGCGTATTCTGCCAATGCTTCTAATCTTGGCATAGCGCTAGGAAAAATACCTGCAGGTCCGTCTCCTCCTTTAACAGCTTTACCTTGCCATCCTATATTTCCTCCAAACATTATGTTAGGTCCTTCGGGATTTCCAGCAGCATTTAGTTTACCAAAATTTAAATGATCTAATTGAGAAGTTGGACTTAAAAAAGTATTACTAGGAGTATGTGGATCATACTGTTGTCCTACATATAATCCTCCAAAACCTCCTACAGGTTTTGCATATTGTCCTGCTCCTGTTGCTGTACTAAATCCTGCACGATATCCTGGAATTCTATTACCTACTAATGAATTAGTATAATAAGGGCTAGCATATAGATTTGCTGTAGGATTTGTTCTTTCTATCCATTTTTTAAAAGGGTGTCCTGGTCCTCCTGAAGCAGCTTCCATTTCTCCGCCTTCAGCGTAAGTTTGTATATTAGAAGCTTTAAAGGTACTCATCTGGCCGCCGTTAGCCATTTCATTATTAATTTTTTTCTCTTGTGCTAACATTTCTTTACTAGGTTTCTTTCCAGAACCTGCGTTAGCACGAATATTATCCCATAATCCTCTTTGACTATATGATCCGTCAGCACGTTTAATTAAATCTTTTTTAGACATGGTACTAATTTAGAGTTTAAAAGTAATAATTTTTATTGAGTTTTTGTAAGCTTAAACAAAATTACCTCCGTAAGTAGGAAACATATTCATATTGTTTGACTTAGGAGTATTATCAGAAGCAATATAGTTAAATAAGTTTTTCATTGAACTATTGTCTTTAGATACTTTAAATAGATTATATAAAGCACCATTAAAATTAGGGCTGTTTCTATCTAACTCTCCGCTCTTTTCTCCTTCTAGTCTCCAATTTTCAATATCTTCATCAGTGATAGTTTGATTAGGTTGCAAATTTTTCTGTTGACGTATCTCAAATAACATTGATTGAATATTATCTTCTTGAGGACTAGTTAAATAATCATAATAATCTCCAGCAGCGTCTCGCTCTTCGGAATCTTTTATGTCTTTTCCTATTTCATCAAAACTTTTAATACTAGGCCCAATAATCTTTTGCTCTGCTGAATATACCTCATCAGCATAAGGAGCCATAATTCTAGTACGCCCCTCATGCATCATAGTAGCATTAAGTTCTCTAGGGTTATTCATTATTGATTCACTTAATTGTATTTTTTCTGGCAATCCTTTTTTATTATATACTATAGCTCCTTGAGCACTTCCGCCATCTAAAGTCGGTACTATTTCATAAGGTACTTTATTTGCGTTTATTTCGTTTAGCAATGTAGACTCTGGATTATAAGCAGGAAGTATAGACTTCATTGTTTTTTCATATTGCTTATTGCCTATTTCATCAAATGGTAAAGTACGTTTAGAATACCAATTAGTGTAAAAATCTCTAATATCTTGTTCTCCTGGTATTACTGGTCCTTCTGGTACAGGCGTTGTAGGAACTAGATCACTAGCAGTTTCTAATACACCTCCGTTTGGATACTGGTAATTAAGTTGTCCACCAAATGCGTAAGGTTTATCAATAATATTACCATCTAAATCATAATACACTTTAGGTTCTAAACTTGCTTTAGATACTCTAGTAGGTAATGGTTTACTTAAAGCTCTTGCCATAATATCTTCTTGAGTATTATGACTAGCAGGAATTTCATAAGGACGTTCAGCAATCTTATTATTTGATTTAAAACTTTCCATAATCATATCATCTTTACCTTGGTACAACCAAGGTTTTCTTATCATTACTTCAGATTGTGGTAATAAGTAAGGAACTTGGTCTTCAGGTAATCCCTCTGCACTTTTAAAATTAGGAATATCTACTTCTTTAATTTTTACAGGCAACGGTGTGCTTAATAACGTAGTATTATTTATTTGCATTAAACCTGTTCTTGGATTTATTTGTGGGATCTCAGGATTTGATAAACCATTAAAAAATCCTGTTTCTATATTATTATTCATTTTTACTGGAACTTCTTGATAACCATTTAACCAATTAGGTTTATTTTGAAAAACCTTTACTTCATCTGCAGGAAATGAAGTCATGTATGCTCCTGTTTCATCTATTGGAAACATAGTTGAGCCTTTTCCATGTCTTCCTAAATTAGAAGCTTTCATGCTCCTATTTGTTGATATTATAAAGGGAGTTTTATCTTGCTGCATTGTTTGATCAATATATGCTTGTCTGGGATTTCCTTTACCAAATGACGGGTAAGGCGTTGTCCTTTTTCCTAAATTTGTACTAACTCCTCCAAGATCTCCTGATCTAACTAAACCAGAATTTTGTAAATCAGCAATAGCATCGTCTCCTACTACTCTATTATATGTATTTAACTTAGTTGCCCAAGGATTTAATTTATAAGTATTTGATAGTAAACCTTCTTCGGTTCCAAGTAATTTACCAAATTCATTAACTGTTGCTTTAGCGCCTTTATATAAAGGGGATACAACTCCAGCAGTTCCTACATCGAAAGCACCTGTTAAAGTATTTTCTAAAGCATCTGCGTATTCTCCTTGCTGTATTTGTTCAGGTACTTTTGATAATTTTTTCCCTCCTTGTACAATACTATATGCTCCTAATGCATTACCTACAGTAGCCCCTGGTACCGCAGACATACCTGGTATCGATGTTCCTAGTGCTTCTGTAATATATGGCATTGCTTTTGCGCCTAACATTCCTGCACCTTTAATTGCTGCTGGAAGTATACTAGGAGCTAATGCACCAGCTTGCCATGCATAATCCATCATATCAACAGGTTGTTCATGTTGAGGTAATTGGTCTTTAGTAGCAGCGGCATAATCTTGTTCCATGTTTTGAGCAAACTGTTGGCCAGCAATAGCATCTTGTACAGGTTGTCTTTCTGCTTCTGTTCTTCCTGCTACACTTTGTATCATTGGTGACTTACCATAAGAAGGCGTAACATTATCATATTTACTTGCAGTAGGATTTGCCATGGTTACTACTGCTCCTTTATTTAGTGCAGCAGTACGTTGCCCACTTGGATCTTCTACAGGTACGTATTGACCGCCTGTTCCTTTATTACTAATAAGCCAATTGCCTTCACTATCTTTTTGATAATAAGAACCTGGACGTTTAGCATAAGTATATATACTACCTCCATCAGGATACTGATTCATTGCTCCTCCCATAGCATAAGGAGCAGGGTATTGTCCCATGCTTGATGCATAGACACTATTTTTTAATCCTCTACCTCCTTGTTGAAAGCTATCTTCTGGTAAAGAGTAATCAGGTTTCATTTGTCCTCCATTGCCGTAGTACCTTCCTAATGCTGAAGCATAAACACTTGGTAATAAGTCTCCGTGAATATTTCTATCGTTTAGGGGCCCACCATCTGCAAAAGGTAAAGCAGTTGTATCTCTAAAAATCTTTGTACCTAAAGATTTATAATAAGTGTCAATAATACTAGGAGTCTTTTTCATTAGAATACTTGATAATCAAAGTAAGACATTAAACGATTCATGATTAACTCTTTGTTCTGAGAGTTATCAAAGTATAAAGTTACTACAAAATATGTACTACGTAAACGTCCTTGTTGGTTACCACTGTTTTGATCTCTTGGAATTTTAAGTCTCCACTTGTCAAATTTACGTTTAAATCTTGCAGGTGAAAACGGCACTACGTTTGTATCTTGATATTGAGTAGAAATTCTAAACGCAGTAATAGTTTGCCCTCTATCTATAATTTTATTGTTATCTCTTACAATAGAATTAAATTCCATTGTGCGTAGTATCTTGTTAACATCTGCTTGTGGATTAACTACTAATGTTAACTCACAAGGTTCTTGTATACCATAGAATACTCCCCAATCACCTATACCATTAGTATAAAGTTTGTCTTGTGATAATGCATGAGGGCTTAAAATAATATCTCCATTTTGAATCCAAATTGTAGGAGCCATTGAATACCTAGAAGAAAACTGTTGAGCTAATTCGTCAAATACTAATGTATCAGAATTATATACTTGTTTTGCTGTTGCAGGTAAACTATTTGCCAAAAGATCAATTACTGCTTGAGGTCTTGTACTACCAGAAGTAAACGTATTAGTTACGTAATAATAAATATTAGTATTTGAGTCGTATACAATTGTACCTACGGCATATAAAATGTTTGTAAGTAAAAGAGCAGAAGAAGCTTTACTTAAAAAAGTAAATAATACTTCGTCGTTTATAATATCTTTTCCAATGTGAACCCCTTTACCTAAAATAGGATTATCCCCTCCATTTGCTTTACGAGTAAATACATCATTAGGTAATGACTGTAAAAAGCTGTGCATTCCTTTAATCTCTGAGATAGCGCTATTTGCAGTTTGTCCTGATTGCGCTTGCATCATAAATATTTTTCTATGGAAAGCATCAAAGAAATATATACCAGCTTCCGTAGTTTCTACTGCCCATTGATGAATAGCACCATGTACTTTAGAATAATAGATGTGCTTACCAAAGCCTAATCCTGTACCTAATTGTGTAGGCACTCCATCAGCAGTAGTAGTGACAGCTGCGCGATTGATAGCGTATGCCCCTACTCCTTTATCTTGAACAAAGTATACAGTATCTTTCCAGTTTATTACTTTATTAATAGGTCCATAATCATCTACGTCATAGTAGTTATTTAAACCAAACTTAGTCCAAGCATCTACTGTTTCTTCATTAATTTTTACATTAGATAAATAAGCTCTAATATCATTAGCTCCACTAGTTTGTATATTAGCAGGTTGTACATAAAAAGCTAAATCATCATTTTGCCTAGAATAAATTAAATTATAGCTATACATATCTAATACTTTAGCATACGGAGCTTCAGCGTTATTAGTTTCTTGTCTAAAAGCTGGTATTATTGTACTACCAAATTCATACTTAACTCCTGTACGAAGAGTAGCACCATTTGCTAAATCAAGATTTAATTCACTTTCTAGTGCAATAATTTCTGTGCGAGTACTGTCTCTGCGATATTTATTATCTGAGTAAAATGCTGTATTAAATTCTACTAACCCAGATTGTACAATAAACATATTTACAAAAATATCTCCACCAAATACTTTAGGATTTGTATTTGCAGGATTTATAATAGGAGAAGCAGGAATAAATTGATTAGCCTCTAAACTATCTGTAGTATATCCTCCGTATACTTCTAATTTAGGTAGTATGCATTCAGTAATTGGAAAGTATCCATTATAACTTCCTGTAGGAGCAAAAGTAGTTCTATTTACAGGAAATACATTATTAGGTGCTTTAAAAAAATCATCAGTTGACCCTGTTATAGGAGCATTAGTAAAAAAGTCATTAGTAATTTTTTGTACTTTACCTATAACACTTGTTCCTGCTTTAAAAAATTCGGGAACTTCACTAGTTCCAGCACCTTGTTGAGGTCTATTTGGATTAACTTGCGGATCGCTTGCATCAAAATAATTATCCATGCACCAATAATTTCGCATGTAATACCCATCAAATAATCCAGTTATTTTTACCTCGTAATCACAATCGTCTTCCATTTTAAACTTAGCATTAAATTGCCAACGTTTAATATTTTCAATACTATTAAAATTTACAGGATAAGTATCGTAATACTGATTTCTTATATCTTGTGATCGATTTCCTAAACCTTCTGCTTCAAAAGTTAAAGTAGGAGTTGCGTATTGCAATCTATTTGTATAAGCTCCAGTAATTAATAAACAAGGATTGCTTCCTAAATTTAACATTAAATCGGCAACATTATTCTTATCAAAAGAAATTTCTGGAGAATAAAATCCTAAATAAGATCCTAATCTTAAATAATCTAAGTATTGCGGAACGTAACTAGTTGCAGAACTATTTTCTAAAGTACCAAATGATGCATTAGGTTCGGAAGCAGCAGGATAATAAGGATATAAATGTAATACATTACTGCTTCCATTTACTTGTAAATCAAATCCTCCTGAGCCTGTAAAATGTGGTGCGTCTACAGGATTATGATAAAATCCTCTCAATAATCCTTGAGAAAGTCTTCGTTTATCTACATTTTCTCTTTTTACTCTAACTATCTGGTAACCAGTAATATTATTTAATAATCCTGGACAAGTGCTAAAATCTATATTAAATTCTATGCCCATAGAATATCCCATAGTGTGTTCACTAGCAGGTTTCTGTTTGCTAATAGGCCAAAATTTATATCCTGAATTATTAACTACAGAATCTATTTCTGAAATATCAGGAAATTTAATATCTCCTATATATTCTACAAATGTAGCTTCTCCTTTAATAGTGTAAAATACAATACCAAAACGATAAGTCTCTCCTCTTTTGTAACCTCTTAATAATCCTGAAATAAACGGAGAGGCATTGTTAGAGAAAGTTGTATTAGCATATGGTCCATATCCATCATTTAAATTATGAGGAGTTGCATCAGGAGAATCAGTTACAAAAACTGTTCCTACGGTATTTCCTATAAAAGGAGCAGTTTTATCTAAAGTAAATTCTTCTAAATGAAAATTATAAGTAATATTTGGACCTTGACCTCCTAAACGTAATCCATCACTTTGGTATCTGTACTGTGAATTAGTTTGCCAAGTTTGATTCCAATGTGCATCAGAATTATATTCTGTATTAAATGCATTTTTTAAATTATTAATGGCAGTGCCTGGAGTAAATGGAGGAATTGGTGATCCCCCATTAAATTTATATCTCCTAGTTTTTGCATCAAATGTTTGTCCAGCAGGAAGTAAATCCTTAAGACTTACTAATGATTCTTTAATATTAGCAATTAATAAAGAACTATCTTTTTGAGTTATAGTCTTAGGCGTCTTAAAAGCATAGTTTCTAGATAAAAAATCTAATAACTCTAAATCAAAAATACTATTTTCTCCTCCTGTATATGTAAAAGTAATACTTGTTTGACTAGCAATAACAATCTCTTCTATAGAAGTAACTTCTGTTGTTGCAGTATTAGAAGATTTATAAATAGAAATAAACTCTACTTTATAAAAATTCAAATAGTTAGAAGTGTTTAAGGTAATAGTAAGAGATTTACCGCTATTAACTACAGTGCTATTTCCATTATATGTATTAGAGTTTCCTGCAGATTCACTGTCAGAAACAACGTGTATTAAATTACTTGGAGGAGATATTAAAGTTTGTTTTCCATCAGCAGTAGTTAATCGATAAGCAATTTGATAGACTCCAGTATTTAAACTACCTCCACCTGCTATAGTAGTAAATAAAGGCTGAGTAAATTTAACATCAGGAAAAATATCTATTAATCCCACAGGTAAAGTAGCTAAACTAGGATCTACTACATTAATAGATCTAAAAAAGTTATTATAATCTGTCCAATAAACTCTTTGAATACTTTCGGATTCAAAACGACCTAATGCTTCAATTGGCCACTGTTTCTTAAAATTTAACGCTGCATTATAGTAGACTAAATTAAAAGTAGTAATAGCTTTTGTTGCGGGATTATATTCTAAATTATATATCCAACCTTTAGTACCACTATCATCAGCAACAAACAAAATAATTTTTGTTCTAATTGTAGCATAACCTATAACAACAGGATTTAATGCTGTCCATGCTCCTGGAGGGGTACTTACTACAGGTAAAGTAACAGCTAAAACATTTCCTTTAATATTAGTAAAACCTCCTAATGAATCCCCCGTAGTTGTAGTAATTCTTACATCTAAAGCATCAATATAAAAAGTAGCTGCCAAACTATCGTAGGCAGTATCTTTATTCATTCCTTGGTAGGTATTTATATGTTGCTCCATGTTAAACTATTAGGATGTTGCTGGGTTAGGCCCATTGACACTTGGTGATACAGCATTGATAGTAGATACTAATGCTACACCAGATTTAGGTCTAAATTTACGTTGTTCAGGTAACTGCATATTTGCAAAGAAAGATGCATGATCCTGTAATTGAGGAATAGTACGAACTACAGAGTTTTTCACTGTCTCCGCTTCGTCTACACCATTCCATTGTTTTGCATGGTTTACTGCTTGTGCAAAGTACCATTCTTTATCTTGCTCGATCATTTGATAAACCTGTGGGTTGATTTCTCCACGAATTAATAACTTACGAGCAATACGTTGTGCAATGTAATGCGCACCTGCTTCTAACCATTGTTGTTCTGCAGGAATAGTAGGGTATCCACATTCGTCAGTCGGTATAGCACTGTATGACATTGCTAAGATACCTTCGTTCATGGAACCAAAGATGTATCCTTGTCCTACTGTATAAGTCTCGCGACCCTCGGTAGTATAATCTCTATCATCTAAATGATATCTGTTGTGGAAGTAATCTGTCTTCCAACGCATTGGATACATTCTTCCTTTACCACATTCAGCCTCTTCAATAGTACTAACTCCTACAATATGAGCAGTTTGTCCTATCTTATATAAGTCGTAAGGTAAATCACCTCTCCCGTCGCAAATTTGAATATAAGCGATTTTCTCTTCCATAGTCACTGGCACATTAGTATGCGCCATAAACTCTGCAAGCCACTCAACGCCTTCTTCTTCTTTGACGTCGTAGTTAAAACCAAAATCCCTGATAGTTTTATCAAGGATTGTTTTGTAGGAGACTGTTTTACCTGAGTACATTACATTAAGTTTTTAAGTACTGATTCTAAGCGGCTAGCGATGCCCTCAGAAGTTTTATCTAAAGAAGGATCTTCTGTACTTACAGATTTCTCTGTTTTCCATTCCCACTCGCCTTTGTCATTTTTACAACGACATTCTTTTGTAATAATGTATCCACCATCTACTTGCTCAATGCGAGTTTCTTCTGAACCACCATCTTCAAATTCTTTGCGAGTAATTTTAACAGTAGATTCTACTGCCTTACCGCCTGACGTCATTTCCATTGCTTCATCCATAATAAAATGTTTTACGGTTAGGGTCTTTAACTATTTGAGCAATTAACCTAGAATATTGTCTAGATGCTTTAAAAGTATAAAAACTCTTGTATTTTAAATTAGTTGTAAAGTTATCCCAAAAATGCTCATAGTATTCTTGATTTGTATGATCATTCTCGTGATAAATTAATGTCTTATTATTTATCTGTGTAATCTCATCTCTTGTTAATCCTGGATACTTAGTTTCCCAGTATTCCCAAGTAGCTGACCAATTTACTCTTAAACTCTTGGAGCGTTCTCCATTCTTTTTAAAAAAATGCATTTGCTTGCTTCTGATCCTAAGTTTACCTACTCGGTTTATCTTTAGTTCTAAGCCTGTCTCTACAATTTCTGTACTAAAAGTACTTAGCAAATCTCGTAAAAATTTATTATAAACACTGCGCTCAACTACTTTTTCTTTTGCATTCTCTGAGTAGTATTTATAAAACTGGTCCTTCTTGATATCACCAGCTATTTTACCTTTGCCTCTTTTTAAAAAATTATTGTCCTCCACTTGGTTGTCCTCCTATGCCTAAGCTACCTTTTTGATCTTGTGCATTATTAGCCTCATCTTTTTGACCTATTCCTTTTTGCATCAATTGTTGAAGTACTAATGGTTTAATATATGCCCACATCCACATATTTAATGGATATGCATCAGAAGCTGTCCAACAAGGAGTCTCTCCTGCGCAATTATAATAACCTTGTAACTCAGTAGGATCTTCAAAGATTCCACGTACACTAAGATACTTCATCATTAAATGTGCAGAAGCTTTACTAGTAATGTATAAATGCTTGCCGTAAAAGAAAGTGTAAATGCTTTTTTGAGTAGTTCTACCGTGGCCTATGTAAGGTACGCGCGAGTAATCAATAAGTATAAACCTAGGTTTCATTATGTCAGCAGGGCCAACACTTGCAATACCTTTTGTAAAGAAAAACTCAACTGTATTAGGTATCTCTTTAACAGTACGTAATACTTGACAGCCTGTAGGAACATCTATACAACAATCAATAGGATTAACTAATTCTAATTCTAAACATGTTATCTCTTGTAATATATATGGATCTATACTACGATTCTTGTTATACTCATTTCTAATCCATAGTGATCTCTGCTCGTTAATTAAATCTGTATAGAGCTCATAGGAATTTGAGGACTCTATTGAGTTTATTTCTAACGACTCATCAATCTGAGCATGTAAATCATTTAGTGATAACATAATTACAAATATACGATTAATTAATTAGCGCCCTTGACCTCCGTAAGCTTTTTTATAGTTCTTAGAACTTTTAATCTTAGAAGTTTGGGTTTTAGCATGTACTCCTGGACGTGAGACTTTTACTTTAGCTTTAGCGCCTCCCGTACTTTCTTTAATCTTAGCCATTATCTATTCTTTAAAGTAAAGTTACAAATAGTAATAAGATAGAAGTTTCTAGACTTGTCTATCTCAATGTTAATTAAATCTACAGCAGAGATTCTCAATCGAATCATGATTTTATCCCACTGCTTATTAGTTGTTTTCCAATTGTTTCTTAGTTTCATAATGTAAATATAAAAAAATATTAAATAGGGAATTTGATACTATCAATTGATTTTAACGTAAGGTCTCTATTATTAGATGTATCTCTACGTGTATTAATTATTAATATTCTACTTCCCACAGGTTTTGGTGGAGCTCCGCGTTCTACGTGCCATCCTTTAGATCCTTCTCCGAACTCTTCTTTGTAAGTACCTGTAATCATCATATGAATTTGTCTGTGTTTCTGAGAGTATCCTGTAGATGCATGTTGCTCAATTATATCACGAGCTATGTTAGTGCATTTGTTTTCATGGATATGTCCCATTGCAAATACATCAAAATCTTCAGCCATTTCAAGAGCTCTTGTAAGGTTAATCTCTCCACGAGTTACTATTCCTCCACCTCCACTACCGTGGAAGTATTTAATTTTAGTAACTATATTAAATTTAGGTCTAGACTCTTGACGTACAATTAGCCATCCACCATATCCTCCTGTCTGAACGTTGCTCCCATTTTTGTAATTAAGTAGGTCCACAAATCGTTGTAAGATGTCAGTCTCCTGGCGTTTAATTACAGAAGTCTCATGATTGCCGTAACCAATCACAGTAATCAGATGCGCATACGGTGAAAAGAAATCTACCGCTGTTTCTACAATAGAATCAAGGTACTTAATATTATTGTGCTCAGGTCGGATATCAGACTTAGTACCCCTTGGGTCCCATTTTCCTTGCATTAAACAAAACGTATCCCCATTAAACATCATAGGAATAGAATTTTTTAAACAATAATTTAAATCTCTTTTTAGTAGATCCCAATCGCATTTCGGATTATCCCAGTGTATATCTGAGAACATTGCTATCTTAACTTTTGATCCGCTAATTTTTAATTCATGGATATTCTTTGAATGTCTGATTAATTCCATTATGCTTCGTTTTGGCTGATAGCACCTTTAGCACTTAAAATTACTTTACGAACATTTGCAGGTTGTGCAACTTTCCATTTAGTTCTCCTTGCTTGGTACAATCTTGATTTCACAATTCTACTTACACTCATTGCATTTCCTTGATTTCCACCAAGCACATGATAACAATCTTTATCTTCGCCAACATATATTCCTACATGTCCTCCTCCGTCTCGTTTAAATGTTAAGATATCTCCTAGCATTGGCTCACTTACTTTTGTTCCGTAATTGGCCCATGATAATGCCCATAACGGCTTGTCTACTACTTCTACTCCTGCTTTATGGCAAGCATAAGCAATTGCTAATCCGCACCACGGAATCTCATCTGCTGTATATACTTTCTGTAGTCCCACTTCTTTTGCCCATCCTAAGATTACTGGGTTATGTTGTTTACCTACTACTTCTTTGGTTCCTAATAGCTTCACTGCTTCAACAAGGAGTTTCGGAGAAGTTTCCGATTTTAAAAAGTCATAACTCATAAATTAATTTTTTATGTTTTTGTATGTATCCGAGATTTTCTCGATAGTTCCTCTGATTTTTTTTACTATATCAAACACAGATTTAAGCATGTTATTACCTGTGATATCAAACCAATTTTCGTTTATAGATGCTAATTCTATTAATGCAAATATGCAAAGCAATAAATTAGTATACACAGCTTGGGTAGGAAGAGTTACATTGTAACCTAAAAATTTTATTAGACCATTAGAGAATGGAGTAAAAGCATAGTAATCTAATGGAAATAAAGCTCCAGCAAAAATATAATATCCGCTAGCCTTAAATATATAACCTCTTCTTAAAATTTTTGATTTAAATACATCTCTGTATTTTCTTTTTTCTGCGCATGCAATCTTTTTTAGAGAAATTAATTTGACTACTGTGTCAATTAAAATTACAAACATTAATAACAACGCACACATCTCAACTGGAGCAAATATTGCTCCTACTCCCATAATAAATATTGTAATTTTTTCTTTCATGATTTCTTAATAAATTTTATTTACAAGCGCATTAACTTAAAATATTTGGTGATTAATATATAGATTAAATATAGAATTCCAAAAATAAGTAAAAATGCTAGTGCATTATTAAGAAACTTTTTCCACCAGGGATAGTGTTCGTAGTATTTTACGGGGATTTTTTTAGTAATCACTTTAGTGATATACACAGGAGCGCATGCTCCTTGAATATATACCTTTTTCTCTGTAGGTACATACCAAGCTTTTACAGTAACTCTATCTTTTGTTAGAGTTACTGTATCAACTAATTCTTTTAATGTTACTACTGTATCAGTATGTACTTCTGGTACATACAAAGTAATAGTGTCGTGTATAACAACACTATCAATAGTAAGCAACTCAGGGTGCTTAGTAATTAAGCGGTTAAACCTCTTCGCTGGACTGCATGCTAGCAGCAACGATAGGATCAATAAACTCCACAGAATTTTTTTCATTTCCTTGTTCTTGAGCAAGCCCGTTTAAGAAATTAATTAAGGGAAGTCCTAATCTAGTGGGCATTTCGCTAATGTAAGCCTCTAAATTTTTAATGTGTTCTTCATTTAAAACAATCTGTCTTGGTGCTTGTGGTTGATTTGCTGTCATTTTTTTTGTTATTAAATTAATACTCCATGTATTGTAAAACCCAAAGATATAAAATAAATTATTATAATCTGTTATTCTATAATTTCTTTTATAGGTGATTCATTATACCATGACCATCCATCAACTGGGTAGTTGTATGTGTCTTTGTCTTCTCTTAATAGAGTGTAATTAGGAGCATACACAAAGTTAGGTGCATACTGCCAATTGTCATCTTCAAATTTGTAAAATCCTGATGTATCTTCCATGTTATCCTGTTATTGTCCAACCTTTTGATGTTACTATTAATCTATCTGCTGCTGTTAAACCTGCTGCGCCTGTTGATAATGTAATATTTATTGTCTTGGATACAACTACACCTTGCGCAGCCATGTCATTAAATAACTGCACTAAGTTAGCAGTTGACATATTTGTATATGCTACATTTATCTGAGGAGAACTTCCTGTCCATTGACCAGCTGACGCATTAAGTAATCTTACTGATTGCACATCAACTCTACCATTAACTATTGGAGGACCGTTAAGCCCAAGTATAGATAAAGGTCCTGAAAATGAAATAGATGTAAATCTATTATATTGAATGCTGTTGGCACTTGCTAAAGGAGTTGCTGTTAATGAGCCAATTTTATCAAAATTAGTTATAGTTACTAAATTAGCACAACCAGTAAACATAGCATCTATTGAATTTACATTTATTAGTTGTGCAGCTCCTGGTAATACTACAGTTTGTAAAGAACCGCAATCGGCAAATATTGACCCAAAACTAGTTGTTGCTATAGATACAGTATTTGGTAATGTAACAGATTTTATTAATCTACAACCTTGAAATACACTTAAAAAACCAGTGCAAGCATTCATAGATGTGGGCAAAGTGATTGAAGTTAAATTAACACAATTTTGAAATAATTGAGATATTGTTGATATATTAGTCAAAGATGCAGGAAACACAACTGTTTTTAATAAAGTGCAGTTAGTAAAAGTACCTGACAAATTGTTTGCATTTAACATACTAGTTGGAAATGTTATGGCTTCTAAATTACGACAACCAGAAAATGCACTAGCAAGACTTGTTATAGAGTTTTGCGCACCTGCTGCCCAGTTAACTGTTTTTAATCCTGCACAACCATTAAATGTCTGAGAGAAACTTCCTATAGTTAACGTTGAAGGAATTGTTATTGTCTCTAATCTATAACAATTAAAAAATGCATTAGCAAAACTAATTCCTGATGATGCAGTTAAAGGTAAAGTAACATTAGTCAAAGAATAACAGCTAGTAAAAATATTTGCTAATGTAGTACATGAAGGCATATTTGTTGGAAGCACACATCTTATTAAGCTTGTACAAGATCCAAATGTTTGTGAAAATGTACTTGCATTTATATTTGATGGAAATATAACACTTTTTAATTGTTGACAATTTTGAAAACAGTTTGTAAAATCAAAAGTAGGTGCTGAAGAACCTGTTGCGGGAAAATATACATTTTGAAGATTAAAGCAACTTGTAAATGCAGCATTAAAATTTATTGCTGCTACTACAGTAGGCATACTAGTAAATTTAACCCATTCTAAATTATAACAGTTTCCAAGCGCAGCATTAAAATTTGTGGCGAGATTTATAGAAGGAAATGTAATATTTCTTAGATTAACATTTGCATTAAAAGCATTAAAAAATGTAGTAACACTGTTTAATGTAGTTGGTAATATTATACTTTTTAAATTAAAGCAGTTTTGAAATGTAGTACTAAATGTAGTTATTGACGTTGCATTAGATGGTAGTACTATTTCATCTAAAAGGTAACAATTTAAAAAACAGCTTGCTAGATCAGTCAATGATGCTGCTGATGTAGGCATTACTACTTTTCTTAACCCAGTGCACCCTGAAAACATATTATTCATACTGGTCCAAGTAACAGTTGATGCAAATTTTACATATGTAAGATTGTTGTAATAACTAGGAGAAGTTGAAGCTCCTTGCGCTGCATAATATGTAGGTGTTGATACAGATGGTGTTCCATCTCCATAATATACTTCTAATACTCCACAGTTTTGAGTACTAAAGTTAACACCTGAAATAAAAACAGAAGTGATTTGACATGTTTGCAAAACTGATACTCCTGTTCCTGTAAAGTATACTCTTATTTTAAATGTTGTATATCCTAATGAACAAGGAGTTCCTGTTCCTGGTGTATATGTTTTATTAGTTGTAGTAGATCCTGTAGCAGAAATAGTTGTTGTTGTACCATCTCCCCAATCAATTACCATATCTTGAGAACCTGAAGTTCTTGCAAAGTTCGTTCTTAAACTGCAATTTGAATCCCCTAAGTCAGACATTAAAAACTGAACCTCATTCGGAGCATCTGTAATTACTGGCCAATCAACGGGTCTTGTCCATGCAGATTGACCTTGTATTCTTCTAAAATAATTCTGTACTGGTAAATTAAATGCCATAATTATACTGTTGGAAATATTGTTACTTCACCTGTAATATTATTCTGAGGCGGAAATAAAGAGTAGAATGTACAACTTCCTGCTGCTACATCTACTTCAGGTAACATACCACATGTAGTTACTTCGCTGTAACTTGAATTATCAGGTGTAAAGTCAACTCTAGTATTCACTGTAATATTCACATTGGAGAATGTGTAAATATAATAACTTCCTGATAAAGTCCAACTAGCAGCAGTTAATGTTTGAGATGTAAGTTTATAAATAGTTCCTCCACCACCTCCTCCTCCATACTGAGGAATATTTAATGTTGATCCGACTAATGTAGCAGGGCCACTTGTTCCTGTAGTAGTTAATGTAATTGTATCTTGTTTACCATTGAAAACACCCCAATCAGCAGAACTTAATGCTCCTCTATTAGTCGCTGATGCTGTAGGTAAATTAAAAGTATGAGTGTCAGTAGCAGATGATATATTAAAATCTGTTCCTGTTGTCCCTACTGCAAGATATTGTACCTGAGAACTTAATCCATTTAAAGCAGTTAATCCTGTTGAAAATGTAGTAATAATTTGAGATAAGTGACTATTCTCAGT